TAAGTTGTATTATATGAAAGTCCGGTAACAGTTATAGGACTTGTAGTTGTTCCGGCTGCTATAAATGCTCCACCATTTAAAGAATATTTATAATCAGTGATTGCTGCTCCGCCATTATTAGTAGGTACACTGAAATTAATTGTAATTCCATTATATATTTGTGTAATGGAAGTAATAGTAGGTGCTGATGGGGCAACTGGTGAAATTGTGATAGATACCATATTTGATATTTGTCCATCACCAACTGAATTAACTGCTCTAATAATTACTTCATAAGTTGTATTATATGAAAGTCCGGTAACAGTTATAGGACTTGTAGTTGTTCCGGCTGCTATAAATGCTCCACCATTTAAAGAATATTTATAATCAGTGATGGGTAATCCGCCATCACTAGTAGGTGGAGTAAAATTAATTGTAATTTCGTTATCTATTGGTGTAATGGAAGTAATAGTGGGCGCTGATGGTGGTGATACTCCTCCGCCATCTGTTATTTGCCATCCTTTTCCTCCACTTGCGGTTGATGTTGTTAAATATGAACGCGCGGTTCCGGCTACTGAAATTGTATATTTGCTTAACCCTGCGTCAAATACAACATTATTTTGAAGTTTTGGATCGTCTGCCCATGAATTTAGAAGTGCGTTATAATTATCTTGATTTGTCGCACTATCAGGATTATTCATATCTACCCCTTGAAACATGTTATCCATAGTAGTTACATTTGATGTATTCCATAAACTTATTGATTGATTAAATGAAATTGCCTCACTAAATGTAGAGTCCATATTAGTTACATTTGATGTATCCCAATCGCCTATAGGTTGATTAAATGAATTGGCATTACTAAACGTAGAATCCATATTAGTTACATTTGATGTATCCCAAGAACTTATATTTGAATTAAAATTTGTACAATTTTCAAAACACGAATTTAAAGATGTTCCTGGTAAAAAATAAGGTAGAAAATTTGGTGATATATTAAATTTATTAAATAAATTCGCAAATTGACTGCCTAATTTAGAAAAGGGTAAATTACTAGCAGAAATTAATGTTAAATTTGTTGTATAATCATTAAAAAATTTTACAGGTGGCAGCGATGATATGTCTGATGGCGCTGCAAATGTAAACCCTAAATTACTAGGGTAACTGTAACTAGGCAATTTACGTAAAAAGGTTTCAAATTTTGCGTATACATTATTTCCTACAATTGTCACATAAGGTCTAAATTCAAATATACCAGGTATACTTTGAATAGGCAATAATTGTTTTAATATATTTTCAGTAATTGTTCCAGGACCAGTATAAACAAAAGAAAAAATTAAAAATCCTATAATATAATCTTTTGGTAATTGGAACATACAATACAATGGAGTTTCTGTAACTCTGCTACAATATTGATAAATTCTATTTGAAGACCCCTTAGTGTTTCTAGTTGTTCCTATTGGAACACTCCACTTATTTCTTCCTCCATAAGAATTTAAATTTGTGGTATTATTAGACGATGACATATAATATAATATAATAATAAAAGATTTGTTAAAAAATTTGCTAGTTTATATTTTGTTAGTTTGTATTAATTAAAAAGTCATTTATATTTGCTAGTTTTTATTTTGTTAGTTTGTATTAATTAAAAAGTCGTTTATATTTGCTAGTTTTTATTTTGTTAGTTTGTATTAATTAAAGATATAATGAAATGATATAGAATAATATGATGTTTATACATTATATAATGTATAAAATAAGAATAATGTGCACAGATCTTAATGAATTAGCATTTAATGGAAAAAAAATTAACCAAAAATCATACAATAATATTCATAATAAATTACAACCAGATAATATTGATTATATAGATACAATAATAATTTTATATATAAAATATTATTCAGAATTATTTACAAATAAATCATTAGAGTTTTTGTGTAACAAAGAAATTAGTGAATATCAATTTAAAGAATTTATTCAAAAAATGAAAGAAATAGGATTTTCTTCTAACAAAAAAGGTAGTATACAATTTATAGATATAGATGATAAAGGTAATATTATTTATAACTATGATTTTAATTCATGTAACCCTATACCTATAAAAGTTAATCCAAGAAAGAAAAATAAATTCTATTCACAACAATATTTATATAAAAGAGGTAAATAGAATATATAAAAATTATTTATAAATAAACAAAATGTGAAATATGAAACTATTATACGTTATTCTATTATTTAAAAATTAGACATATAAATAAAATATGGGAAATACACAATCAATGAAAAAAATAAATTATGAAGATATGCAAACAATTATAAAAAATCCTGAAGTATATTTCATAATTAATACATTACCATTATCTGAACAACTATGTCTTATAGTAAATACTACACTAGCAAATGAGGAAGAAATGATAATAAATAAATTTATGAAGGAAAATAAAGGTATTCGTATTATTGTTTATGGAAAAAATTGTAACGATGAAAATGTTAACAAAAAATATCAACAATTATTATCATTAGGATTTTATAATATTTTTGTATATTTTGGAGGCATGTTTGAATGGTTATTATTACAAGATATTTATGGCAAGGACTTATTTCCAACAACAAAAAAGGAATTAGATTTATTAAAATATAAGTCAAATCAGTTATTAAATATAGGTTTATTAGAATACTAATTTTAAATATAATCACAAATAATAGCAATAAATGTATTATCGCTATTTTGTATTATTTGAAATGGTTTGCCACACCCAAGTATCAACTCATTTTTAACATAAAAATCACATAAATCTTTTGGCGCGTGAGGGTTAATTTGGTTTCCATTTATTTTAAATACTCCATGACGAAAAATGCGACAATTAAGTTCTTCAATTAAAACCGGATATTGACAATGTGGACATTGTACAACTAAGTTAGTAGGTTTATTGTTATCCATTAATAGATACAAATAAAAAATATATTTAATATACTTCTCTTTTTAATAATGAATAAATGTATGAATTTGTCTTAACCATTCCTCTACTGTATTTTTATTTTCATAAATATCTACATTACCGTTTAATATTAATTTGATTGATTGAATTCCTTTATTTTCATCTAAAAACTCTTCGTGATAATTATGACAATCTGTTAAATATGTTAATGGAATGACTTCTTCTCCATCTCTGGCTCTTTTATGGATTCTTTCGTAACATTTGTCTGGATTAGTATTTACATACACAAAATAACTAATAGGAAAATCATTTACAAATTCTTCAAACATATTTAAATAAATTTGATAACATACGTCTTCTATTTTACCTTGGTCGTATAACATTTTGGCAAAAACATGCTTGTCTGTATATAAACTTCGTTCAGTAATAATAATATATTGATATTCATTATTATTTATAATGTCTTTTACTGTTTGTCTTAAAATTTTTAATCTGGAAATGTATGCCATTATTTGAAATGTAAATGAATATTTCTCTTGATTTGCGTAAAATTTTTTTAACATAGTGTTTCCTTCACTATCTTTAATTTTTTCCCAATCATCAACAGGTTCTGGTAGAAATATAATATGTTTACAATTAGCATACTGTTTTCTTAAATTCTCTAGTAAAGTTGATTTACCAGAACCAATATTTCCTTCAATTGATACAATCTTATAGTTGGTTAACATTGTTATAGTATAAAAATATTGGTACATTCTTTTTTCATTTCAATTTTTTATAAAAATAAAATTGATTTAATAAAACAACTTAAAGAGTTTCGCACATAATTCTATATACACAGAACCTTTAAAAATGGATCTTAAACAAATAAAGTTATCTAAGTCTGAATGGGATGGCATTGAAATATCTGTTTCAAAATCTGAATTAGATATTTTGCGATTAATTACTAGTGGATTTTTAAATGTAAATCTTAAAGTGAATAAAACAAATTCTATCTTTACACATTTAAAGATAGAATATAATCCTCAAATTGAAGAATTTCTCTACGTAAAATTCTTTGCTGATAAAATTAAATTAATGGTTGAAAAGTATAACATTTTATTCATTCGTTTTGGTGCCGATCCAACTACAAAAAAAAATAAAAATAATTCGGTTGAATTAGAAAATAATATTTATTATATTAATGTTGCTTCAATTGTAAGACTTAAAAGTAGCGACCAAATACGATTATCACGGTTAAATTCTTTAAATGACGATACAAATATGTATGAAGTTGTATTATATAATCACTTAGAACAAATGATTGAACATAAATATTCAAATAAAAAAACATGGATATACTTTTATTATACACTTACAAAGCTCATTCAAAATAATGTTGAAAAGGTAAATAAACATTTAAAGGAAATTATACAAACATTTATTAAAAATTACGAACCCGATGTTGATTTATTGTCTGTTGTTCAAAATTCTTTGGAATATATTGAGAAAAATCCTAATATTTTAAAGTATAACGATTTATCATTATATGAACATCAAAAAGAAATTTATAATGCTATTAAAAATCCTAACCCAAAATTAATTCTATATATTGCTCCTACTGGAACTGGAAAAACATTAACTCCTCTTGGATTATCAGAAAAATATAAAGTTATCTTTGTTTGCGCTGCTAGACACGTTGGATTAGCACTTGCTAGATCAGCAATTTCTATTCATAAACGTATAGCATTTGCGTTTGGATGTTCCGCTGCTGAAGATGTGCGTTTACATTATTTTGCGGCAAAGGAATATACTAAAGATAGACGAAGTGGAAAAATTAGAAAAGTAGATAACACTGTTGGTGACAAAGTTGAAATTATTATTTGTGACATTAGGTCGTATCTTCCTGCTATGTTTTATATGGCGTCATTTAATAATATTAATGATATTGTTACCTATTGGGACGAACCGACAATTACAATGGATTATCAAAATCACGATTTACATAAAATTATTAAAAAGAACTGGAAGCAAAATATTATTCCTAATTTTGTGTTATCTTCGGCAACTTTGCCCAAAATACACGAATTAACAGAAACAATTGCGGATTTTAAATATAAATTTCCAGACGCAGATATTATTAATATTGTTAGTCATGATTGTCGTAAAACAATCCCGCTTATAAATAATAATGGTTATGTAGTAATGCCACACTATTTACACGAGGATTATACAGATATTTTAGAAGTAGTTAGACATTGCGAAGATAATCTTACTTTATTGAGATATTTTGATTTGAAAGAAGCGTCTGAATTTATTTACTATGTTGAAAGTAATAATTATAATAAAACTTCATCTAAATTTGACAGAAATTTTGCTTCTGTGAATGATATTGATATGAAAAGTATTAAATTATATTATCTTAAAATATTGAAAAATATTATTCCGTCATTTTGGAACAAAATATATGATAATTTTATACTTGTAAGAACAAAACGTGTTAAATTTAATCATACTAATGTTGGTAAAACAGGAGAACCAATTTCTCGTACTAATAGTGTTAGTGTTTCAGAACCTAACGGCAGTTGTGGAATATATGTTACTACAAAGGATGCTTATACATTAACAGATGGACCAACCATTTTCCTTGCGAATGATTTACAAAAAGTTTCAAAATTTTGTATTCAACAAGCAAATATTCCTGCGGTTGTTATGAAAGATATTACTGACAAAATTGAATATAATAATAAAATTAATGAAAGAATTGTTCAATTTGAAAAAGAACTTGAATTTGAAGAAACTAGAGTAGCTTCTAAACTAACTGGCAGTTCTAACGACACATCAAAAGAAGCAAATAAACTTTCAAGTAAAAAAGACAAAAAAGGTAAATCTAAAATTGCTGGTAAAATGCTTGATAAAACTGGAGATAGAAAAATTTCTAAAATGAGAGATGATATAGAAACTCTCAAGACTATGGTTAAAAATGCTACTCTTGATGATATGTTTATTCCAAACAAACTTACTCATTTAGAAAAATGGGCAAAAGGACTTAATACTTCGGCAGCATTTACAAGCAATATTGACGATAGTATTATTGTATCTATTATGTTGCTTACAGATGTAGACGATAGTTGGAAGATTTTGTTACTACTTGGAATAGGTGTATTTACTGAACATAGAAGTAGTGATTATACAGAAATTATGAAAAAATTGGCAGATCAACAAAAATTATATTTAATAATTGCTGATAGTGATTACATTTATGGAACAAATTATCAGTTTTGTCATGGTTATTTAAGTAAGGATCTTGAACTTACACAAGAAAAAATTATTCAAGCATTAGGACGAATTGGGCGCAATAATATTCAACAAGAATATAGCGCTCGTTTTAGAGATGATGTACACATAAAAACATTGTTTACTAGATTTGAATCGGAAAATAAACCTGAAGTTATTAATATGAATAAATTGTTTAACTCTAAAAATGTTAAATGGAACGGACTTGAATATGAAGAATTACCAGAAGAAGAATTAAATATTCAATTTGATGATTCCGAAGACACTAGCGGAGAAGAAGAAGACGATGAAGAGGAAGAAGAAAAATAAATTATAATATTTTATATATTTTTTTACATAATATATAAAATTTAAATACTTATATAAAATTAAAATTGAAACAATATAAATAAACGAGTATATGTTACAATATACAACGAACAATGTCAATTACAGAAGATAACAAAAGACAATTAAATAGATTTAAAAATAATCCACCGCATCCATCTTATATTGCTGGATTTATAGATGGAGATGGATGTATTTTTATAAGAAAAATTCTTGATGGATATCAATCCGGATTTTCAATAACACAATGTAGAACAAATATTTTACAAATAATTCGTTATCATTTTGGAGGAAGAATTACAACTTCTTCTAATAGAAATAATAAAATTATAAATTTAATGGATACAGAAAAAAATGATTGTTATCATAAACATAATATTAGAAATCAATATAATTTAATAATTCAAAGTAATGAATACAACACATTATTAGAATATTTACAAAATAGCGTTATAATTAAAGAAATTCAATATCAAACCCTATACGAATTTAATAAATTAGTTAATTTAACAGATAAAAAAGAAGAAAAAGAGGAATTATATTTAAAATGTTCGAATTTAAATAAAATTTGTAATTTAAATGAAAAATATTTAACAAGATTAAATATCGAATATATTTCTGGATTATTTGATGCAGAAGGTTGTATTTATATTGATAAAAAAAAATATACTAAGTTTTACATATCAATAACACAAAAAAATCATACACAAATATTATATGATATTGTAAAATTTTTAGGATTTGGCACTATTGATTGTGAAATAAAATTTAAAATCTACAATAAAACAAACTGTTTAAAATTTATACACTTAGTTAAAAATTACTTAATTATTAAATATAATCAAACTGTAGCATTTGAAACATTTTTAGAAACAAATGATATCAACATAAAAGAACAAATGTACTTAATTTGTAATAGGGAGAAACATGAAATAGAAGTATTTACAGATTTAAATCAAAATGATAATGGTAAAGAAGGATATTTGGAAACACTAAACCTAAAAAGTTTAAAAGAACAAATTTGTAAAGAAATTTGTAGTAAAGAAATTTGTAGTAAAGAAATTTGTAGTAAAGAAATTTGTAGTAAAGAAATTTGTAGTAAAGAAATTTGTAGTAAAGAAATTTGTAAAAAACAAGTTTATAAAGAAAAATCAGAAAAAATGAAAGGAGAAGGAAATCATAATTATGGTAAAACGTTTTCAGAAGAAACTAAGAAAAAAATGTCTGTTTCTATTAGAGAATCTAAAGGAGGTGTAAGTGATGAAACTATTATACAAGTTAGAAAAATGATAAAGGATGGATATAAAAATGTAGACATTCAAAATTTACTTACTTTACCAAGACATACTATAACTAGAATTAAGAATTCTCAAATTGTTTGTAGAGATGAAGAAAAAATAGACAAAAATACATTAACACAAGAAGAAGTTAATTTATCTAAAAGAAAAATTGATGCGGATGATATTATAATTGTTATAGAAAAATTTATAGACAAATGTAAACCAACACAAATTTTAAAATATTTTATAGAACAAAATAAAACAAATATTACTATTGATATAATTAAAAATATTAAAAGAAATTTAACAAATAATAAAAAAATAATTTATGAATCAGAATTATCACAAACTAGGTATGAATATTATACTACTTTAATAAAACAATTTACAGAAACACTAGTATAAATTTATATTTTTTTATATTTATATTTATAAAATGGAAAATGTATACAAAACACAATTTATAAATATGAAGAGGGAGAGAAGAGAATTAAAACGAACAAACAAACGTTCTGTAACAGGAGATGAGGTTATTTTTATTTTTGAAAAAATTTTAGAAGGTTGGAAAACAATTAAAATTTTTAATACTATAATTCAAACAAATCCTAGTTCTTTAATTAATAAAAAACAAATAGAGATTATATCTAGTGGCAATTGTAAAGTTTATCCATCAGAATTATCAACTGAAAAATATAGTTATTATTTAAGTTTAAGAGAAAAAATTTATGAATTTCATAAATTAACAATTTTAAAATAAATGCATAATAATTAAATTTAAATGTAACAAAAGTTTAACCAAAAACTATCTAATTAAACACATTTTGGTATTTGTTTTTCATTCTTCTCAGGATAAATATTATTTTTTAAGTCTTCAACAACTTTATTAGCTTGTTTTAGTTTATCTTGAATTGTTACCTTTTCAGATTTTGTTGTGACCCAATGTTTATCTAATTGTGGGTGTTTTTCAATCTTAAAAAATTCTCTTTTTTTGGTATGTTCTTTATCTAACCATTCATGATAGTAAACAACATATTTTTTCATCATTTCTTGTGTAATTCCTTCTGGCAAATCCTTAGCGCTTTTCTTCCTTTCTCTCTTTGTTCCTTCTTTAATTCCTTTTGAATTTTGTTCTTGTTCTTCTCTTGTAGCAATTCTTAAATTATCCCAAGTGTTATTTAATGGGTCTTGGTGTATATGATCAACGCTAACATTGTTTGTTCCTTTTCCATTTCCATAACATCCTGTAATTATTTGATGAATGTATATATTTAAAGAACATAATATATATCCATTTTGATGTTTATACCAAGTTATTTTTTTATCAATGCTTTTTTCATAATCTAATATTTTTTGATAACTAATGGCACATAACTTACAAATTGTATCTTTTTCACAATACATCAATAAATAATCCTTACCATTTTCATTAATTTTCCACAAAGGGTTTTTCATAGCATAAGCGTCTTTTCCCATTAAACTATAATGTCCATCTATATATTGAATTACATTATATTCATTACGAATAATACTATCATATATATGATAGTAGACAACATTGTTTCTTCTAATATCAAAATGATTATTGTTTTTAAAAGTATATGTAATGTTTGAATTATCAAATTTATAAATAAAATCTAAAAATGATATCTTTTGATTGTGTCTTAAATAATAAGGATATACCTTGTTTTCATCATAATATATAAATTTTTTTTGAAAATTAATTATTTCAAATAAATCTTCAAAATCTAATAAAAGGGTGTGTTCATTAAATTTAATAATTCCACATCCCAAATGCTTATCATAGTTATAGTTAACATTGTAATTCATATTAATATTATAATTTAATTAGTATGAATGTTTTTAAATCAATTTTTTTAATTATATTTATGTGAAATATTATATTTCACTTACTTTAATTGGAATATGCTAACCCTCCCCAGAGTTAATCTCAAATATTTCTATTTGAGCTTGGACTATCCCTTAAGTTATCATTGAAAGTTGCTAACTTTCTCAAACCCATTCCATTATAGTCTCTGAACCTTCTCCATATGCTAGCTTTAGCGCACTTAGGAGCTTGGCTGCAGATTATCCAATCTTTTTCGTTATTACTATGCCCTAGGTCATTACCCTGGGTATTCAAAATGTTTTCACATAGTGAAGTAGTAGAAAAAGCTATAAGGATATTCCCGCAATTTAGAAATGTTGCCTTCATTTGATTAAATAGTCAAACAAAGACTAGCTGGTTATATAATACATTCTGGTGTTGTTGAATGTATATTTGCTTTACACTGTTTATCCACATTAGGAAGCAAATATCTAATGTGGCAGCCAACTGTTGGGCACAGGAAAGTATGCCCGACATAATTCTTAGAACGTTGTAATTAGTTGCGTATACGCGAACCTTTGCCGTCTTGGTTCCTTCAACGGTAGCATTAGACAAGACCAATTGAAGAGTTGCGTTATCAATTCTGGAGAAGTTGCACGTGCCTGAGGGCTGGTGCTCTTCTGGTCTCAAAGCAAAGGAGTAAACATTAATACCTTCATCAGGGTTGCGAGTGTGTGACTGATAAGGCTGAACCAAAGAAAAGTAAGTTCCTTCGCGCTCAGAGAAGCGGTCTTGTCCGTTCAACTGAAGTTTGGCAGTAACAACTGGGTTTTGTCCCCAGCAATGCAAGTCCAAAGAGGTTTCAGTAAGAACAAATGTACCAGCATCAGAAACAGTTGAACCCTCGTTATGATTGCGCTGAAGACCAGCAATAGCTTTAACAAGAGAAGGGTCGACTAAGTTTTGTGCCTGACCTCCAAAATGTGGTTCATTATACGGATTATCCGGACCATGCCAGTATCCAGTGAAGCCAGCAGGAATGTCATAGTCTAGAGCTCCTGCGTCATCAAAAAGACCTTGGGCGTCAATGTATGCCTGAGAATCAGCAGCAATCGCAGCAGGTCCACCAAATGCGTGAATTGCGTTTGGAAGAGCATCAATCGCATCAGTGTAGTTAAATGGTTGAGCACCAAGAACCTTAAATAAAAGGGCATCACACACAAGAGATGAGCAGTAATCAACGTTTTGATCAGGTTGAACAACCCAAACTAATTCCTTAACAGGATGGTTGAAATTTAGCTTAATCTTGTTGGAAGAAGAACCAACAGACTCATCACCAGTGAATTGAAGCTGGGTAATCAAATATTCGTGAGGATTTTGGGCAAATCTGCGGCGCTCATCAGTGTCAAGGAAAACGTAGTCAACATACAAAGAAGCGGCAACCAAAGACTGGTTGTAAGCAATAGCTGCTGGAACTGGACGACCAGGAGTGTATTGGTTAGCAAGATATGTTTGTTGACCAGCGAGATTATTTCCCATTGGTGCTGCTCCACTATTGCAACTTAAAGTTGTGACTGCCCACAAGCACTCATCAATTGGACGAATATCAAGGTTAATCTTAACTTCATGATATTGAAGAGCAATCAAAGGAAGAGCAAGTCCAGGATTGGTGCAAAACCAAAATTGAAGAGGAACATATAGAGTTGTTTCAGGAAGTGCGTTACGAGGAGCACAAACTTGACGAGGAGCCAAGGAGTCACAAGGTCCATCAACTTCAGAGAAAGAAGGATCTGTAATAAAAGTGAGTTGAGTGGTATTACCAATCATCTTGAAGTATCCACGCTGTTGCTCACAAGTC